CATTTTCGTGGAGCTTAAAACCGAGGTCGGCCGGCTTACCAGGCTACAGCGTATCCAGTGCGAAAGAATCAAAAGCTTGGGGCAAAAAGTCAGAGTGCTTCATGGATTGAATGAGGTGGCGGATTTCTTCCAGGAGGTTGGTCTGACCGATGCCGCCGAAAGAACCCGGAAACGCCTGGCGAGGTGCAACGATGGAGTTTAGAGACGTCAAAGGGTTTGAACCCTACTACAGCGTGACGGATACAGGAAAGGTATTTTCGAAACGCGCAAAAATATTTTTGAAACCCTATGTAAACACAGGCGGATATCTCAGGGTCAATTTAGTCGTTAATGGCACTACGACACACGCTTATATTCACAGGCTTGTGGCGGATGCGTTTATCTCGAATCCTGAAAAACTTCCGGTGGTCAATCATCTAGACGCCGATGTTACGAATAACCGCGTGGAAAATCTTGAGTGGTGTAGTCAAAAATCGAATATCGCGCATTCACGAAAACTTGGAAATCAGAACAAGGATACTCCCGTCACAGCTTTGAACATCATAACCGGCGAGAGCTACAGTTTTGCGAACCTGAAAGAGGGCGGACTGGCGCTATACGGGAAACCCTGGGCGTTGGTTTATCCTCACCGGAAGGCCGATAATGGTCACTTTTTCAAGGGCCCTTGGCTATTTGAGGAGAGGAGGTGATGAGGTCATGGAATTTACACCACACGAGTATCAGCGTTACTGCATCCGCAGGATCGTGGATAACCCGAAGCTGGGGTTGTTCCTTGACTGAGTGTCATGGGACTGGGCAAGACCGCCATAGTTCTCTCCGCCGTGAAGGAGCTTAAGTACGAACGGTTCGCCGTCCGGAAGGTCCTTGTCATTGCGCCAAAGAGGGTGGCGGAGGGCACCTGGACGAAAGAAAAAGACAAGTGGGATCACACCAGATGTCTGCGGGTCTCCAGAGTTCTGGGGAGCGAGCAGAAGCGCATCAAGGCCCTGTGTCAGACGGCGGATGTTTATATCATCAATCGGGAAAATGTGGTGTGGCTGGTGGACTTTTACAAAACTGACTGGCCTTTTGACATGGTTGTTATTGATGAATCATCCAGCTTCAAAAGTCATAAAGCTAAGCGCTTCCGCGCGCTGTCCGCAGAGCTTCCGCACATCGACCGACTGGTGGAGCTGACCGGGACGCCGTCACCTAATGGCCTGGCGGATCTGTGGGCACAGATCTTCCTGCTTGACGGCGGAGAGCGGCTTGGGAAGAGATATGCCGGATTCCGGGAGAGGTATTTTGACGCAGGGCCCAGGCATAACGGCGTGGTCTACAAGTACACCGCCAAGGCTGGAGCAGAGCCGGCTATTCTTTCCGCCATTGCGGATATCTGTGTGAGCATGAAGGCTGATGACTACCTGCAGCTTCCGGATGTCGTCATGGATGAGATCCCCGTAGTACTCGACCCGAAGGCGGCGAAGGCTTACCGGGAGATGGAGCGGGTGCTGCAGATGCCGGATGAAGGCGAGGACATCAGTGTTGCATCTGCGGCGGCCTTGTCAAACAAGCTTTTACAGCTGGCCAATGGCGCCATTTACGATGACGACCGCCAGGTGCACGAGATCCACAGGTGCAAGATCGAAGCACTTATGGAACTGCTGGAGAGCTTGCAGGGGAAAAGCGTGCTGCTTTTTTATAACTACAAGCATGACAGGGAGAGAATCCTGAAAGCCCTGGCGAAGACCGATCTGAGGGTTCGGGAGCTTAGGACCACTCAGGACGAGGACGACTGGAACGCCGGAGAGATCGACGTGCTGGTAACTCATCCAGCGTCGAGCGCCTACGGGCTGAACCTCCAGCAGGGAGGGAACCACGTTGTCTGGTTCGGACTCTCATGGAGCTATGAGCTCTATACGCAGGCTAACAAACGTCTCCACCGGCAGGGCCAGACTGAGAAGGTCATCATCCACCATCTGGTCAGCGAGGGCACGAGAGATGAGGACGTTATGGCAGCACTGGCAAGGAAAGACGACGTTCAGCAATTTGTGATGGACAGTCTGAAAGCCAGGATCAGGAAGATCCGGCAGGAGAGCCGGAGTTAACAACGACTAACTAGGAGGTGTTTATGGAGTTATCAATTACGATTTTTGCGAAAGACCGGGAATACCGCACGAAGCGCATAGTCGTGGAGCTTGACTCGTTTCCGGACTTTGCGCACACAGTTATACGCACGATGTCCTTCATGTGTGAAGAGATACTTGTTTACAGAGACCTTGCAGGCCAGATCGGTATAGTAAGAGTGATCAGCCGGCATCGTACGCGCATCGATGACTTTGTCAGGCTTGTCGAGGCGGGCACCGACTGGAGGCTCGTCGTGCAGGATTGCAAAACAGGCCACTACTTTGGCGTGACGGAGGAGCAGGAGGAGCAGGAGAAACCGGAAAAGCGGGCGGACAACATCGATCACCCGCAGCATTACCAGCTGCCAGGGCTTCCGTGCGAGAGCATCGAAGTGATCCGCGCAGTGCTGGGCGATGAAGGCTTTTGTAAGTTCTGCCGGGGTAACGCCCTAAAATATCTCATCCGGGCCGATCACAAAGGCGGTACAGAGGACTTGAAGAAGGCCGTGAAGTATATCGGCTGGGAGATAGACACACGAGAAGGCCATTTTTCGCCCCGTGAGAACGCCGAAACATCACAGTCGGAGGATTTGTTGCTAGAGCGGTTAAAGCGCCGCTACGGGGACAAGAGTGGCCACGTCGAAGATCATCCGCAAGCTGGCCGAGATAGATAACCGGTAGTTATAGCGAGGAGGGAAGTCTTGATCACAAAAGAAAAACTTGAGCATATAAGTGAATTGACTGTATCGATCCGACATAAAGAAGCCCGGTACGACGCCTTGGCGGCAGCTGTCACCGGATCAGCCCTTAGCTACTCTGAGCGGGTGCAAACCTCAGCCTCTAATCTCCAAGAAGCCATAGTGGTCAATCTGGCTGATCTCCGGAGTGAGATAGAGCAGGAGAAGGCAGAACTTGAACCTCTCCAGGAAGAAGTTAGAGCCTGGGCGAAAACTTTAACTTGCACAGAGGCACGCATCATTGAGCTGCGCTACTGTGATCTCATGCGCTGGGATGATGTGGCCGCAAGTCTTGCGTACTCCACTAGGCAGACACGCCGCATACATGACGACCTGATCAGAAAATTAGACGAGAATCAAGGGGCTTAAAAAAGATGTCACTCCATGTCACTCCATGTCACGCCGTGTCACGTATTGTCATGCGGTTTGGTTGTGTTATGATAAGCTTGGAAAAGGTGAAAGAGACCTGCGGAAGCACCTCAATTACCTGACATACTGATCTTTCATGAGTCATTGATTTCTCCATGATGCGCCGGGCGGAAACGCTCGGCTTTTGTTATGCGTGAAGAAGAAGGGAGGTGAGGAGCTTTGAAGATGACACTCAAGATGAAAAAGCTGGCGGATGAGTTCCTCATCTGCGGTAACGCGTCCGAGGCAGCACGGCGGGCTGGCTACTCACCGAAGTATGCAAGAATCACAGCGTGCAAGACGCTCCAGAAACCCGCTGTTAGGGAGTATCTGGACGCCAGACTGAAAGAGATTGAAAGTGAAAAGATAGCTGATCAGGTCGAGATCATGCAGTATCTGACCACGGTTCTGAGAGGTGAAAGCACATCTCAGGAGATCGTTGTAGAAGGCTCCGGGGACGGATGCAGCATGGCCAGACCGATCGATAAGGCTCCATCGGAGAAGGACAGACTTAAGGCTGCGGAACTGCTAGGCAAGCGGTATGGTCTTTGGACGGAGAAACTTGAAATGGATACCGACATGGATCTTAACATCACGATAGACTACGGAGACGGAGGCAGCGATGAAGCTGAGGGTCCAGGCGAATAGGATCTTCGCCGAGCCTGAACAGTCTCACAAGAGGTACATCGTCATGAGAGGGTCAGCAGGATCGGGGAAGAGCATGGACACCGCCCAGTTTTACATACTGCGACTTATGAAAGACAAAGGCCGTAACCTTCTCTGCGTCCGCAAGACAGACGTCACTAACAGAGACTCCACTTTTGCGGAATTGCAGAGCGCGATCTTCCGGCTTTTCGGTGATAGCTATGATCGCTATTGGAAAATAAACGCTTCTAACATGATCATCGAGTGTCTGGTTAATGGCAATCAGATTCTTTTTAGAGGAGTGAATGACGAGAAGCAGCGTGAGAAGCTCAAGTCTATCACGTTCAAGCGGGGTAAGCTCACGGACGTGTGGATAGAAGAGGCCACGGAGCTGACGCAGCAGGACTTTGAGATAATAGACGACCGTCTGAGAGGAAAACTCCCAGAGGGTCTTTTTTATCAGATTCGCTTAACTTTCAACCCGGTCTCCGCTACTTCCTGGATAAAGTCGGCGTTCTTCGACCGCGAAGATCCGGACGTCCTGACACACAAGAGCACTTATCTTGATAACCGGTTTATCGACCGCGCCTACTACCGGCGTATGGAGAGGCGTAAAGAAATTGATCCAGAAGGCTATCAGGTTTACGGTCTCGGAGAGTGGGGAGAGACTAAAGGGCTCATCCTGCACAACTGGCAGGCCGTGGAAGTTCCGGAAGATCTGGAGTGGTACGACGATGTGGCAATAGGCCAGGACTTCGGGTACAACCACGCTAACGCAGTCTACCCGATCGGTATCAAGGACGGAAACCTTTACATCCTGCCCGGGCTTTATGGCTACGAGAAAGACACGGCGGAGTGGATCAGGGAAGCCGACAAGGCAGGGATCCCGAAAGACCGCATCATGTGGTGCGACTCGGCGGAGCCTGACCGGATCAAGATGTGGCGAGAGGCCGGTTATAAGGCGATGGCTGTTTCCAAGGAACCGGGATCGGTAAAAGCCCAGATCGACTGGATCAAGGGAAATCCGACGGGGAAGGACGACCGGGCGATAAAGCGGATGATCTACATAGCTCACGAAAACGTGAATTTTTTGAAGGAGATACAACAATGGAAGTGGCGGCACGACGACAAGCGGAACATCTACCTGGATGACCCGGTGCCGTTTTTTGACGATGCAATGGCAGCCCTGCGCTACGGTGTAGAAGGCTGGAGAAGGCCACGTCTTGCAAAACTCCAGACGTTCCACGGAGGGATCTAATGGCAACTAAAAAACCTTACAAACTACCCCGGCAGATGACCTGCACGGAGGAGCAACTGCGGGCGGGGGTGACCATCGACCTGGTGAAGGACTACGTTCACGAGCACCAGGAGATGTTCCGGCGCTATGAATACCTTGAAAACCTTTATGCTGGTTTTCACGATATTTTCCAACAGCCGGATAAAGAGAAGTGGAAGCCAGACAACCGTCTGGCGGTAAATTTTCCGAAGTATCTAACCGACACATTTACCGGCTATGGTTACGGAATACCAATTAAGGTGAGTCATCCGGACGATGCGATAAATGATTCGATCCAGACTTTCGCCAGAGATAACGAGATGAGTGACCACGATGCGGAGATGATAAAGCGCTGCTGCGTTTATGGCCACGCGTTCGAGTATATATACCAGGATGAGCAGGCCAGAACAAAGCTCAGCGAGCTGACGCCGAAGGACCTGTTTATCGTTTATGATGACAGTTTGCAGCCACGCGCTCAGTTTGCGGTGCGGTATGGCTACCATAGCAGGAAGGCCATACAACCTCGTGAGATGTACGGCGAGATCATGACACGTGAATATATCCAGCGCTTTGAAGGCACTACTCTGCTGGAGAAGATCCCGAACCCGTACGGCCGCATCCCCGTTGTGGAGTGGCGGCTCAACGACGAGCGCATGGGCCTTTATGAGGGAGTCGCCGGACTGGTTGAGATGTATAACCGCACCCTCTCCGAAAAGGGCAACGATGTGGACGCTTTTGCCGAGGCTTATCTTGCAGTGCTGGGTGCTAAGCTGGATGAAGAGGGTATCTACAGGATCAGAGACGACAGGATCATAAACACCTATGGCACTGATGACGCCAAGCAGGTGCTTGTGCAGTTCCTGCAGAAGCCTACAGCGGACGGTACGCAGGAGAACCTGCTGGACCGACTGAATGACCTGATCTACCAGGTTTCCATGGTGGCCAACATCAGCGACGAAACTTTCGGGAATGCAACCTCTGGCACGGCGCTGGCGTACAAGCTGCAGGCCATGAGCAACCTGGCCAAGACGTTCGACCGGAAGATAGAGAAGAGCCTCCGGAAGAGATACAAGCTTTTCTGCAGTCTCCCAACCAACTGCTCGGATCCGGATGCGTATCAGGAAATAGAGATAACGTTTTCTAGAAATCTTCCGAAGAATCTTCTGGAAGAAGCCCAGACGGCGCAGGCCCTCGAGGGCGTGGTGTCCAGGGAGACACAGCTTTCAGTGTTATCTATCGTAACTGATCCGAAGTCGGAGATCGAGCGCATGGACGAGGAGAAGCAGGAAGCCATGGACGCCTACGATCTGGCCGGTCAGGCCTTCCAGAAGGTAAACCCGAAGGACGGTGACGAGGATGAGGCCAACTAGTAGGCAAAAAGAGTACTGGTATCTGCGAGAGCTGAAAGCGAAAAGAGAGTACGACAAGAGCGAGGCGGAGACTCTGAAAGGGCTGACTAAGATCTACCAGGACATGGAAGCCAGCGTACAAAAAGAGATCGACGCCTTTTACGGCCGCTATGCGAAAAAAGAAGGTATTACCATGGCAGAAGCCAGGCGGAGAGCTGACCGGCTGGACATTGAGGAGGACGGCAGGAAGGCTGGGGGGGATGGAAAGAACCGTGACC